AGGTCAGAACATGACTGCTGACCAGCAAGCAAGACTTCAAAGTTATAATGCTCAAGTAAATAAAGTAATGCGTCAAGCAGACCTTAATCAGGATATGGAAAAAGCTAATCTTTCTCCTGCCCTACAGGTTGAAATGCAACGTGTGTCTGAAATGAATGCGGCGGCAAAGGATTCAATGACCGCAGAGCAGACAGAAAGACTTACTAACTTACAGACTTTAGTAGACTTTCGTAAGACTGATGCAACATTTGCACAGCAGATGGACTTGGCTAACATGTCTAATGAGCAACAGATTGAACTTGCTGAACTAACAGACAGAGCCGCTATGGATACTGCAAACTTTACAGCGGATAATCAATTTAGATTGTCTGAGTTAAATGCTGTAGTTCAAAGGTCTACACGACAAGCAGAACTTACTTCTCGTATGGAAGAAGTTAATCTAGACTCTAAACTTAAAGTAGAATTAGCAGAACTTGCTGAACGTAACACTACGTCTAGAGCTAACATGTCTTCTGAACAACAAGCACGTTTAGCTAACCTAGAAAACTTAGTAGACTTTAGAAAAACTAATGCGGCTATGGCTCAACAGATGGACTTAGCTAATCTTAGTAATGAACAACAGATAGAAATAGCAGAGTTGACTGAAAGAAGTGCGGCTGATGCGGCTAACTTTACAGAAGACAATAGAATGAGAATGCAAGAACTGAATACAACAGTTCAAGTTATGTCTCAAGAACAAGAGCTTCTGCAAAGGGCTGACTTAGCTAAACTAAGTACAAGTGAAAAAGTATCTTTAGCTAATCTAACTTCTAAAAATCAAGCTGATAGTGAGTCTATGACTGCTAAGAATCAGATTGAGTTAGCTAACCTTAACAAGAAAATGTCTGCGGCACAGAACAATGCTAAACTAGCCCAAGAAATGGGACTAGCTAATCTTAGTAACGACCAACAAGCCGCTATGACTAATGCTCAAGTTACAGCTAATATGGACATGGCTAACTTTAGTTCTGAACAACAAACAACTTTAGCTAATAGTAAGTTTATGCAAACTGTATCTCTTGAGAACATGAATGCTGAACAACAATCTGTTATGCAGAATGCTACAGCACTAGCTCAAATGGATTTAGCAAACTTAAGTACGCAAGAAAGACTTCAAGTAGAGAATGCTAAAAACTTCTTGACTAGAGATATGGCTAATCTTAGTAATGAACAGCAAGCTAACATGATGACGGCACAACAAGAACAACAAAGGTTGTTGTCAAATCAATCTGCTGAAAATGTATCTCGTCAGTTTAATGCACAGAATCAAACACAAACTGACCAGTACATGGCTAACTTAGCACAGGCTAATCAACAGTTTAACGCAACGCAACAAAATGCAATGGAGCAGTTTAATAAACAAGCTCTTAATGTTGCAGAGGCACGGAGAGTTGGTAACGAAGCAGAAGCTAACAAACTTGAAGCAAGCCTTAAAACAGACGTAAGTAAATTTAACGCACAGCAAGACTTTGCAAGGGAAGAATTTAATACAAAAAATGAAACAGCCATAGCACAATCTAATGTAGCATGGCGTAGACAAGCAAACACGGCAGACACTGCGGCACAAAATGCAGTTAATCAACAGAACGCACAGAATGCATTTGGACTCACAGCCTCGGCACAGAACTTCTTATGGCAAGAACTACGTGACGAAGCAGACTTTAACTTTAGACGTTGGGATAATGAACAGACTAGGAAGACTTCAATATACACAGCGGCTTTAGGAAATGATACTGGTGCTTCTTCAGAAAGTAACTGGAGTAGTAATCTGACGGCAATCGGAACTTTAATAAATGGGTGGTTAGACTAATGGGATGGTTAAGAAAAAAAGCAAAACAAATCGGTAACGTATTTAAAAAGATAGGAAAAAAACTAAAGAAAGGTTTAGGTAAAATTGCTAAAGCTTTTGGTAAGTTAGGACCATTAGGTTCTCTTGCCTTATCTTTTATATTGCCAGGAATAGGAAGTGCCATTGGGGGCTGGTTAGCAGGACCAACCTCTGGTATTTTTGGAACTATTTTTAACGGTATTAAAACTGTTGCAGGAGGCATAAAAGGTTTTGTTGGAGAAGTTTTTGGTAAGGCATCAGGCTTTATTGAAAAAGGTTTAAATAAAATTGGTAATGTATTTAGTAAAGGTTCTGATATTGGTACAGGTCTTAGAAAGTGGGTAGGTGAGGTTGTTAATGGTAAAGCAACAGCTATTGATGGTGAGGTTATTACTGAGGCAACAGGTGAAGTTGCTGAAGGAGTTGCAAGTGAAATTGCTGAAGAAGCCGCAGGTAAAGTAACTGAAGAAGTAACAGCTAAAGTAACTGAAGAAGCGGCTGGTGCTGTAGTTGATAAAACTAAAGATAGTATTTTTACAACTCTTAAAGATAAAGAACTTTCATTTAAAGACAGGGTTACTTCTAGTAAAGAGTATGCCGCTTATAAACCTATTGAGGCTACAAGAAGTGCAGGTGCTCAAATTAATGCGGCAGAAGACGCGGCAGAAGCACAAGAAGCTTTTCTTGCTGACAGAAAAAGTGATTACTTTAAAGGACAAGCAGATATACAGCAGTCTTCTTTAAGGCAACAAAACTTTTCTAGTAGTCAAGATACACCACAGTTTGTAAACTTTGCAGACTTTAATCCAGCACAAGACCCTGCTCAACAATATTTAGCTTATAGAGGTATTCAAGGTAATGTTAATCCAACAGACGTTGGTGGTTATGGTTTTGACTATGAAGCATTTCTCAGAGCACAATTAGGAGGTAGAGCATATGGTTAATCCAGACGCAATAGCTAAAGAAGCTGAAGAACATTTATTTGAAGGACCAACAGCAGGTCAATCATTAACTAACAATCCCGATACTCCATACCCTTGGGAAAAATCTCCTGAGATAACATCTGTTAAAGTAGCTACTGAAAAGATATTCTTTGACCTTTTAAAGGAAGAGAATTTAACTACTGTTGCAACATTAATGTCTCAGAAGACTCCAGTTGCTGACATAGCTAACTTATTATTAACAGCAGGTTTCCAGAAAGGTAAGTGGAATCCAGACATGATGTTAAGTCTTTTAGAGCCTACTATGTTTATGCTTTTAGCTATTGCAGAAAAGGCAGGTATTAATCCTGTACTTAACCGTGATGATACTGAAGTAGAAATTGATGACGATGACCAAGAAGGTGCTGATTTAGATGTACAATCTGTCAGAGCACAACGTAATAAAATCCCTGAAGGCGGTGGATTTAAAGACGCAGTAGTGCAAAAAATAAATCCTGCCTCAGTAGGTGGTGATATTAAAGAACAACTAAAAACTTTAGATAGTACAAAACTACGAGAAAGTATTTTACAGAAACAAAAACCTGCCTTACAAGACCAGCCAAGTTTATTAGGTAAAACAGGAGTTTAACAATGGTATTAGATAATTATTCAAGCATGAGTATTGACGAACTTGGTTCATCTCTATTGCAAAAGAAAGATGATGCGGCTAAGAAAGCGGCTAAGAGGTCTAAGAAGAACGACAGGATTCAACAAGCTTTAGCTGTTTTAATGTTGGGTCAAGGAGTTATGAAGAGCCAATATAAGAAACGTGCTAAAGAATTAGAAGATTTTCATAAGTTTGAAATATTAAATAATGAAAATGAATCTAAACAAATAGGTATGACTTCAAGTATTGTATCTACTATAGGTAATAAATGGGAGGACAAAGGTGGGGATATTGATTCACGTGTTAACTCATTTGAAAATAGTGATGACTATACTGCTTTTTCTCAGAAGGTATTACCTTTTATACAACAAAAAATAAAAGCAGCAAGTGGTGACGAATACGATACTATGTATAATACTAGTGCGTATAACAACGCAGTTGGTCTAGCGACTAAACAATTTGCAAAACAATATCTTGAAAATGATAATTATAAAAACTACGAGTCCCAGCTAAGAAGTATTCTAGATGAAAAAGATTTAGATAGGGTAGATTTATTTGAGAGGGGTATGGGTTTAACTTCACATACGTTAACTCAATATGAAAAAAAGAACTACCAAAAAGTATTATCTGAGGCACGTAATCAGGGTAATCTTATAGGAGGCTTTAAACGAGTCTTAGGATTATTTAACGACAAGTATAAATCTAAAGGCGGCTTTGATATATTTAGTCCTGCTACTGAAATGGATTTAGCTGGTCCTACTATGCGAGATATTAATCAAGCTTTAAATTTAAAAGGCATGACTAATAATATTGTTGATAATGCATTAGCTGAAGCTAGTAAATCTCCTACACGTTGGAGAGAAAGAGCTAGGGGTAAGGCACACGTTAATCTAAGAACCGAAATTGGAGATTTTGCGGCTGGACCACTAGCAGAAATGGCTAGGAATATAGAGTCTGGTAACTACCCCAGTGAGTTGGGTGGTAGCAAAGTAGTAATGACTAACATTAGTAATGATAATGTTACAGATTTATTAGATGAATTAGGAAGCGAACCTGCACAAAAAGAAGCATTCATTGTAGACGTATCAGCTTTAAGTCTTAGATTAAAAGAAGATAGAAAGTTTTTACAAAATGTATATCAAAACACTGAAGGCAAGAAAGGAGAAGGCAGAAAAAGTTTTGCAGAGTTTAAACAAATTATGTCTGACCGTCCATCTAGAGTACAGTTCTCTGCAATGTTAGCAATCAACGAAGGCTTTAAAGATTCTGAATATTTTAAAATTGATGACGTAGCATATAACTCTTACGGAACTTTACCTGCTATTTATAACAGTGTAGGTTTAGCAAATGTACTGGGTGATGGTATTGATGTAACTAAAAGAGGAGAACTTAAACTAGGTACTTCTTATACACAAATGAAACCAGAGCAGAAAAAAGTAGCTATTAAAAACGAAGTAGATAATATTGCACGTACTTCTGGCTCAGAACAAGAAAGAAATATTAGGCTATCAGCTTTAGAAGATGAGATAGATGTAAACTTTGGACAAGATATGCAGTCTTTCTTAGAAGACTTTGCTACTGAAAAAAGAGGAGTTTCTTCTCCCGAAGTTACGCCTACCGAAGAACTTTTAGGTGAGCCACGTGAATACTCTCAAGGTCCTTTAGGGCAGTTTCAAAAACTAGACGATGAAAATAGGGAATCTGCTGAAGAGTTTAGAGGTAAGGTTGGACGTATCCCTGCTAAAATAGCTAGATGGTATGATAGAAATCAAGCACAATCATTAAGTAAAAAAGTTAATGATTCTATAGAACGTATAGAAAATGGTAAACCTCCTATGTTATATAGTTCTCAATTTAGAGAATGGTATGAAGGAGAAAATATAGATTATTTCAAACTTTCAAATGATGAAAAGATTGATACTATTAAATCTTTCCAAGTTGAAGCAAGTAAAAATCTTGTTGCTACTTATGAAGGACAAGAAAATATTGTTTACGAAGATAGTTCAAAAGCAAAACATCTTACAGTAGGTATAGGTCATAAATTAGTAGGCGATGAATTACAAAAATATAAAAAAGGGGATGAGGTTTCTCAAGAATTAATAGACTCTTGGTTTACTAAAGATTTTGAAATTGCTAACAACGCCGCTAAAAAACAAAATAAAGTTCTTACCGATAAAGGATTTAAACCAATACCAGAAGATTATTTAACTTCTTTAAATTTTCAATTAGGTATTAATTGGTGGGATGTAAATTCTGCAAAGACCGAAGAAGGGAAAAAGAAAAAATTTAAAAAGGCTTGGGCGGCATTTACGATAGGAGATTATAAAACAGCTAAAATTGAAATGGCAGATTCTGCATGGGCAAAAAGTCAAACACCTAAAAGAGCACAGGAATTTATAGATATGATACCGAGTAATAGTTAATGCCGACACAATTTGAATTATATTTACAGGAAATAGAAGAGGAAAAAAGAAAGAACGAGGAAGAAGAAGTAGATTTCTTTTATACCTCTGATGCCTCTTCTTCTGAAAACCCTGAAGGTTATGATACTTTTATATCTGAACCAGACTTAGAGCAATCTAATGTAGAGCCTATTCGTTCAGGTAAAAAAACTTTAACTCAACTTAAAGAAGCTCCAGAGTTTGCTGACAAAGCCGCTAGATTCTTAGATGGTATTGGTAGCAACGAGGATATTTTTGAGTACCTACGAGACTCTGAGTATAGTTTGAGTTCTGCTATTGCACGTTCTTTTCAAACAGGTAAGTGGACAGACGAACAAAAGCAAGACTATACTTATTTAAGAAAAGAGTTTAACAATGCAGAAATAGGTAATTGGAAAGAACGCTTTAAAATGATAGCTGATGTTGGTATTGATGTAGTTGCTGACCCATTAAATATTGTCACAGCTTTATTTGCAATACCTACTGGTGGTCAAACAATTACAGCTAGAGCCGCTTTAAGTACTGCGGCACAACAAGGCGTAAAACAATTTACTAAGTCACAACTTAAAACTAAAGCTTTAAAAGAAAGTGCATTGTTTGGTGCGGCTGAAGGAATGGCATGGGGTGGATTGCATAATTACTTTATCCAAGATATCGATATGGATTTAGGATTACAAGATGACATAGACTTTACAAGCTTACAAGCTTCTACATTATTAGGTGCTACCTTTGGTGGATTATTAGGAGGCGGTGTACGTGCGGCTACTTATAACAAAGCTTTAAAGAAAGCGGAAGAAAAGGCGGCACTTAAAATAGATGACTCTGTAGATAATGTTCCTGTTACTGACATGCCAGAAGGTCATCAACAGTTAGAATTTAAATTTAGTAACGAAGATGTAATTAATGATGTTGCTGGTGCTAAGACAAGACAGGAAGTTCTTGAAGATTCTAGATTAGATGATGCTGTATCAGAGCCTTTAGAGATGAACAACTCTGCAAAGGCTAAAGATTTTTTACATCGTACTATTGCTAACACAATAGGTAAACCAACAACAGCTTTTTTATCTCACGTTGACAAGTCACCTTTATTAAAAGAGTTGCTTGGTAAATTTAGGTATGACTACGACAGTACTCTTAGAAGTTATGGTGAAAACATTGTTAAAAAAGATTCTTATGGTTTAGCCCTTGGTCGTAGAATGGGCATGTATAATTTTGGATTAGCTAAATCTTTAAATCTTTTAGACAGAGTAGGATTTAGAGCTAGATTAGCTACAGACCAATCTGAAGCTATAAATGTTTTATTAAGAGATAAAAATGTTGTATCTACTAAACGACAAGCTGAACGTGAAGGTAAGATTTGGATTAGAAATTTAATAGATACAGAATATAAAGGTGTTACAGTTACCCAAGACCTTGCAGTTTCTTATGGTGGTACAGTTACTAAGACTGGAATTAAATTTGATGGTAAGTCAGGCATTAGAAACTTATTAGATAACACATATGATGACTTAAATGCTGAAGGATTATTTAAGGCTAACACAATGAATAAAGGTGGTTTTATGCCTCGTTTATTTAATTACAAAGCTTTATCTAAACAAGAAAATAGAGCAAAGTTTGAAGAACTTTTAATTGAAGCAGGTCATGCTAACCCTTTAAACACAATAGATGAAATTACTATTAAGACATCAGATGATATTAAAGTCACAGGTATTAAAGAAGATGCTGTGGGTATTGATGAAGAAATTTTTGGGGTAGATTTCTTAAAGCAAGCTGGTGGTGATGTAGCATTAGCTCAAAAAAATAAAGCTAACCGTATTGTTTCAGATATGTTACAACAACGATGGACACCTTTTGAAATTAAAATGATGACTAAAGATAAAGTTGTCGGTGATTCAGCAGGGTATTTACAAGCTAGGCGTTTTACAAATCTTGATGATAATAAAATTGCTTTTGTTTTAGAAAGTGATACACAAACAATCTTAGAAGATTACTTTACTAATGCGGCTAGAACTATTGAACGAAAGAAATTCTTTGGTAAAAATGTTGTAGACTTTGATAACAATCAAATACAACCTATTATAAAAGAATTAACAGATAGTGGCATGACCAAAACAGAAGCTGAAAATGTTGCTGATAGGTTAAGGAATATGCACAGGCGTGTTACAGGTATTGAAACTGATGCACAGTCTACACTCAAGAAAAATGCGTGGGCTAGAAATGCGGCAGATTGGGGTAAACTTACCCAGCAAATGGCTCATTTACCTTTTGCTACATTGTCAAGTGTAACAGAACCTTTCTTACTTTTAAGCAGAGCAAACAAAGCAGATGCCCCACAGGTTCTTGCTGACATTGCAGGTGCTCTTGCAAAAGAAGGTTCAAGTATTGTTGATAGAAGTATTAAAGGTTTTCAACGTGGAGTCTTGGGTAAAAGAGTTAAGGGTATAAAAGATATAGATGACGAAGCTTGGGGTGAACTCTATCAAACTGGACTAGCTTTAGAGCAAGCAGTACAAGAAAGAATAGAAGGATTAGCAGGAGAAGGAATGCATGGTAGTGTTGCAAAAACATTACAGCAAGGATTCTTTAAAGTTAATTTACTAACTCAATGGACAAAGGCAGTACAGCTTGCATCGTTTACTACTGGTAAAAGATTGATTAGGCAGAATGCTGAGAAACTTGCTACAGGTAAAGGTAATAAAGAATATCTTACCAAGCAGTTAGGTGACTTAGGTATTGATGCAAAGGAAGCTGTTAAATGGTATAATAGTTCTTTAAAGAAAGGGGTTTTTGATAATGAATTTGCTAGAACACAACCTTTTTATACAGAAAAATTAACTACAGGAGCTAACAGATTTGTTAAGGAAATTATTCTTAACCCCAGTACTGCGGAAGCTAACAGACCATTGTGGTTTTCTACACCTTCAGCACAATTACTAGTACAGTTTGCAGGATATCCTACAGTATTTAATAATACTATACTTAAAAGATTTTCAAATGAAATGATAAATAGTTCTGCTCAGTCTATACCTAAAATAGCTCCCACTGTAATATTAATGAGTGGAGTAGCTCACATAGGTAATATAATTAGAAGTCAAGGTGAAAATTTAAAAGACTACGAAACAGGTAGAGATAAACCTGCGGCTATACAAACTTTTGAGGCTGTACGTAGATGGGGAGGTATTGGTCCTTTTGATTATATGGCAAAGTATGATAATGAATACGACAGAAATGCAGGAACTTTAACATCTATAGCTAAAACTTTTGCAGGACCATTGCCACAAGACTTTATTGATGGTATACTATATAGAAAGAACATACCAGAAATATTAGTTACTAACGTGCCAGGATATGGTTTAATACCTGCCGACATAAGAAAAGAAATGAGAAGTGCGGCACGTGGTAAGACTACTAAAACTAAAAAGTACAAAGCAAAACAATACGCAAGAGGTGGGTTAGTTATGAACGTACCTAACGTCAAAGTAGAACCTGACGAAATGATTAACAGGCAAACAGGGTTACCGTTTAACGCATCCTCAGAAGCCGTACAAGATTTGGAAGATAGAGAGTTAAAATCTCAAATGAAAGGACTAGGATTATGAATATAAAAAATTGTAAGGCAGATATTAAAAGACATGAAGGAGAAGTGCTTGAAATATATGAAGATAGTTTAGGCTATAAAACTTTAGGTGTTGGACACCTATGTCAACCACAAGACCCTGAGTATACGTGGGAAGTAGGTACGCCTGTAACACAAGAAGTAGTTGACCTATATTACACAGATGACTTTGATAAACATTATAGAGAAGCAATGCATATCTATGGTACTGTACCTTCTTTTAATAGATTGCCAGAAACTATCCAACATGTACTAGTCAACATGTGTTTTAACTTAGGTGGTACAAGACTTTCTAAGTTTAAGAATATGTTAAAGGCTTGTAAAGAAGGTGACTGGAAACAGATGGCTGTTGAAATGGAAGACAGTCGTTGGTTTAATCAAGTAGGTGGACGTAGTAGAGAACTACAAATGATGGTAATAGGAGTATCCGAATGAAGAATTTATTAAAGAATATAATAGGTGCAGTAGCTCCTACATTAGGTACTGCTCTAGGCGGTCCTATGGGTGGTATGGCGGCTAACATGATAGCTGATGTACTTGGATGTCCTAACACACCTAAAGCAATAGAGAAGGCTGTAGCAGAAGCAACACCTGAACAAATGCTAGAGCTTAAAAAAGCAGAGAATGCTTTTGAAATCCAAATGAAGGAACTGGACGTAGACGTATTTGAACTAGAAACTCAAGATAAGCAGGATGCTCGTGGAAAGTTTTCAAAGGATTGGACAGCAAGAATAATAGGCGTAACAGTTGTTGGAGGATTCATGGGATATATATTTCTCGTTACCCTACAACCACCAGAGCAAAACTCTGAAGCTCTTATTAACTTAGTGCTCGGCTACCTTGGTGGTTTAGCAAGTGCTGTGATTAGTTTTTATTTTGGTGCATCACATACTCCTGATAAATAGTGTCTGAAGCTGTATCCTTTATAACAGAAGTCGGGTTTCCTATTGCCGCCGCAATGGGTCTAGGTTGGTTCGTGTCTAAACTTATCAACAGAATTATTGACGGCATGGAAACTAAACTAGATACACTAGATGAAAAGGTTCAGACAAGTTTAGATACTATGGAAGAGAGGGTATCTACAAAACTCGACAGCCAGTATGGTATTATCGTATCACTAATCGATAGGGTAAGGGCTTTAGATAATCAATCTATACGACAAGACGTACTTCTTAAAACTTTATTAGGAGTACCTAATTTAATTGACACAGACAAAATAGCAAAAGCAGATAGAGAAGACCAAAGGAAAGATTAGTAATGTTAAAATTATGGAAAGTGTGGAAGTATTCATTAGGTTCATTTAACGATGAAGATACAGCACCTGTAGAAAATCAAATTACAATTATACGAACTGTTATTCTTTTAATTAATCTTGCTTGTGCTATGTTAATAATGACTAATATTTTAAAAGGATGGACATAGTAATAATGAAATTAAAACCCACGTTTAGAAGTTACAAATCAATGCGAAACTGCACAATCTGTGTATTTTTTTGGTGTATGGTTGTAGTCTTTTATTCAGTACACAGTTTAGCAGATGAGCAAGTATTTAAATTTAAAAGCCCTAGCTTTAATGGTAACAATACAAGCTCACATTACCTCACGATTGAAAATCAAGAGCACTCAAGAAAATTATCACTCAAAGCAGAACTCAAAGCTTTGCAAGATGAGATTGAAAGAGACAAAGAAAACACAACACTTGCTAGGTTTGTAAGAAACCTAGAATCTAGAATTTATGCACAGCTTTCAAGACAACTAGTGGAAAACTTATTTGGAGAGAACCCTAGCTCAGAAGGAACTATAGAACTAGAAGGTAATACCATTACATATAGTAGTGATGGTGTATATATAACTCTAACTATCACGGACTCAAATGGAGAAACTACGACTATCACTTTGCCTATCGGTACTTTTACTTTCTAGTTGTGCGGTCTTTAATGCTAATGACGATTTATTTTTAACAAAGAAAATACAACCGACATCAACACTAGACTTACAATCAGAAGAACTAAAGAACCTACCTGCGGCTAAGAACAAACCAACCATAGCTATATACCCTAATAGTTTTAGGGATATGACAGGTCAACGAAGAAGCAACAGCACGTTTGCTCTCTTTAGCACAGCCGTTACTCAAGCCCCTGAAGCATTTTTAATCAGGGCTTTTAAGCATACGTCCAACGGTAATTTTTTTAGGGTCGTAGAAAGAGTAGGTCTAGATGACCTGACAAAAGAACGTCAACTTATTAGGTCAACTCGAAAAGAGTTTGAAGAAGAAAACAAAATGAAGCCTTTGCTTTTTGCAGGGCTATTAGTTCAGGGTGGAGTAGTTAGCTATGAAGCTAATCTAAAATCTGGAGGCATAGGTGCACGATACTTAGGCATCGGGAATAGTAAATCTTACAGAGAAGATACTGTTACTATATCATTAAGATTAGTTTCAGTGTCTACAGGTGAGGTGCTTACAGAAACATTAGTATCTAAAAGTATTCTATCCACAAGTATTTCGCAGGACATATTTCGTTTTATTGAGACTGGTACTCAACTAGTGGAAATAGAAGGTGGTGTGGCTGAGAATGAGAGTATCTCTATAGCTTTGCAAAAGGCAATAGAGTCGGGGGTTTTAAATATAATACATATAGGAATAGAGAGAGGCTATTGGGAATATGAATAATAAAATAATAATAATAACTGCACTAAGCATTTTGTCAACACTGACATATGCCGCAGACAACGAGATATACGTACAGCAGAGTGGGGCTACAGCCAATCTAGATTTAGAACAGCTTGGTTCAGCCAACATTATTGGAGGGCTGTTATCTTCCGCAGGGTCATTAACACCTTTTGATTTAGACGGTGCTTCTATGACACTAGACGTAAATCAAATAGGTTCAACTAATTCCTTTTTAGGAGATATTTGGGCTGATAACTTTACAGGCTACTTTAATTTTGATGGAAGCAGTAATGCTTTTACCATTCAAGTAGACCCTAACAACACATTTGGAGCAGATGGTTCTGATGTTAATGTCCAAACTACAGGGAGTAGTAATACATTTACGTTAGACTTAGCTACTTCTTCTATGTCAACTAACACTGATTTAGATTGGATTATCAATGGAGATAGCAACACAATCAATGTCGATATAGACTATGATGGTGCGACTAACTACATGGATATCGATGGAGATTCTAACACTGTAAACTTTGACGGTCAAGGTTATGCAGGTGGCTATTTTTACCTAGACCAAACAGGAAACAATAGAACATTTTCCATAAACCAAATGAGTACACTTGATAATGACTGGCTTAAAATACTTAGTACTGGCTCTGGCGGTACTGTCTGTGTCATCCAGAATGACGGCGGCAGTGCAGTCGGTTGCTAATATAGGCAACATAACAGAACTAACAGGGTCGGGTCGAGTAGTAAGAGATGAAGCTTATAAAGCTTTAATAGATTTTAATATCAACAGCTATGATAATGTCCAAACTTCTAATGGGAGGGTGGGCATTACATTTTTAGATGATAGTCAAGTTCGTTTAACAGAACACTCTGAATTAATTATAGACGAATTTATCTATGACCCAGACCCTTCTAAGTCTAAGATGGCTTTACAATTTGCTAGTGGAACTGCACGATTTATTACTGGTAAGTTAGCTACAATAGATAAAGAAAACATCTTTATTAAAACGCCAAGTGCTACGATTGGAATAAGAGGTACAGACTTTACTGTAACAGTAGATGAACTTGGACGCAGTTTAGTTATTCTATTACCTGACGATGATGGTCTTCCGAGTGGCGAGATTGTTGTTGCTACAGCTATGGGTCAAGTAATATTAAATAAACCTTATCAAGCTACTACGGTCTCTATGTTTGAGACTAAGCCTAGCAAACCTGTTATACTTGACTTGACTCTTGAGTTAATAGATAACATGTTAATTGTATCTACACCACGAGAAGTAACACAAAATGAAACAGAAGATAGAGGTAGTAGTCTTAATATTCTTGATGCTGACCTCCTTGAGTTTGATGATTTAGAAATAGATTATCTTGCAGAAGATACGTTAGAGTTTACAGAGCTTGATATAAATTATTTAGACGTTAATTTTCTTGAAGACTTGTTAGACATCATAGAAGATGTTAATGAACTTGAACAAACAGAATCTCTGTTACGAACTGATATAAATTTAAGAGGAACTCAAATGGGTTTTGATTCAAATACACAGATAAATACATTCTTAACTGACAATGTATTAAGTTTTTATAAAATTTTAGAAGACACAGTAAGATTAGATGTAGATAGAAGTGGTAGCTATACTGTTCTGTTAGTACAGAATGGTAAGGGTACTCAACTTGTTATTAATGGAGGAGGAGATTCTAGTATCACCATAAACCAAGGAGATTAAATGAGCTACAAAAGATTTATAAAATATAAGTATGGCTATCCTCTGTCTAGGCTAGGTACTTTACTTAACGTATGGGCATGATATGAAGTGGGCATTAACTTTACTGGGTATACTAACACTACCTTTACTATTCAACTCTGAACCTTTAGAAGTATTAAGACTTAAAACTTTTGATGCTCTTGTAGAAACACCTCATGCTACTGGGCATTTTACAGTGCTTAACATAGACGAAGAAACCCTCAATCAAGAAGGGGGTTACCCTCTACCACGCCAACGACTTGCAGAAATACATAAAGAGATTATGGATGCAGGAGCTTATGGTGTTGGGTGGGTTATGTTATTCCCACATTCAGATAGGATGGGTGGTGACGAGGCGTTTGCCTTAGAGCTTTCTAAGTCTGCCAGTGTCATAGCTATGCCTGAAATAAGTAACGGATTATATCCTGCTACCCACGGCACAGTTATCAAAGGACCAGATGTAAACTTACCTAAAGCTTCTGGTTTCTTATCGAACATCGATATACTAAAACAGTCTGCCTCTCAAGGTGCTGTGTCTGCACCAGTGGATATTGATAATCTTGTAAGACAAATACCCCTACTTCAACAAACACCTACAGGATGGGTGGCTTCCTTTGGAACAGAGGTTTTAAAAATACTAGGAGGCGGCAACACTTACCAGATTGTTACCAATCAAAATGGTATTGAGATGATAAGGGTTAAGGGAATACCTCCAGTAGATACAGATAGCCTTGGACGCAAGTGGATTAGTTGGGTGGATACACCACAAACTACACTGGCAGAAATGGATGTTGAAAGTCAATTTGTTTTTGTAGGTTTTACTGCCCAAGGAATTTCTCCTCAACTTGCAACGCCTGTCGGGTTACTAGAACCTCACAAAATTCAAGCGGCTCTTTCAGAAAGTATGCTACTTGACAGTCCCAAAATTCCAGAGTACAGATTGCTTGCTGAACTGTTCATATTAATCCTCTCAGGCTTACTGACAGCCGTTGTAATCAACTATCTAGGTATCACTAAGGGGGTAGTATCCTTTTTGGTTATGTTGCCTCTAATGGGCTATCTTGAAAATTACTTTGTCACTAATAATTTACTAATAGATTTCACTTGGAGCATGATAAGTATGACACTTATTGCTACCCAACAATTCTATCTAAACTTTAGGACGCAATTTAAATTAAGACAGCTAATCAAAAAACAATTTGAACATTACCTTGACCCTCGACAGGTAAAACAACTACAAGATAACCCCGATTCTTTAAAGCTTGGTGGAGAAAGAAGGAGATGTACGTTCTTATTCACAGATGTTAGGGGCTTTACGAGTTTATCAGAGAGGCTAGAGCCTGAAGAAGTCACAGAAATTATGAATAAAGCCTTGACAATTCAGGCAAATGCTGTTAAGAAAAATGGAGGAATGGTTGACAAGTATATCGGAGATGCTATGATGGCGATATTTAATGCACCCATAGACCTTGAAGACCACGAGAACAAAGCCATTCAAACAGCGTTAGAGATACACCGAGATATGGCAGAAGCCAACTTAGGAATAGAGATAGGTATCGGCATAAATACAGGAGAGGCAGTGATAGGTAATATGGGAAGTGATACACGTTTTGATTATTCAGCCATTGGTGATGCGGTTAATTTAGCGGCTCGTTTAGAAAGTTCTACTAAAGAAGTCGGTCAAGATATAGTAGTGGGGGTGAGTACGATAACAGGCTCAAGCACTAAGGGTAAACTCTTAGACCCTATCTATGTCAAGGGTAAGCAAGAACCTATTATCATATACACAATTTAACTATCCATTCTCCTAGCATTTAGATTAGATTCAATATAGTTATGAACCTCGTCTAATTTTTTAGTAGCTTCTCTTACAACTGTAGTTAGTACAGCAAACTCTTCAGTGCTAAAATATTTCTGTAGCTCTCTGATATCCGTTGACAACCTTTCCGTTACTAAATTACCTGAACGATTATACAAAAGTTTGTAGCCTATAAGTTGGGCTTCTTCTCTTTTCTTTTTCATTACTCAATCCCTGTAAAAGTAACAGAGTCCTGCCTTCCTCGTAATCCTGCCTTCATATAACTAGTAGCTCGTCCTTCAAAGAAGTTCTGATGCTCAACACCCATGACTTCATCAATCCAAGTAAGAGGATTTTCTTTCTGGTCATAGTTAGTTTTTAATCCTAGTTGTAACAAACGTCTGTCAGCAATGTATCTATTGTAAGCATACATATCCTGCTTAGTAAGTCCTTCTAGGTCACCCATCTCAAACACTAGGTCGAGGAACTTATCTTCAAGCTCTACCATTTCTCTACATATTTGATATAGCTCTCCTTTAAAATCGTCAGTCCATATCTCAATGTTCTCTTGGATAAACTCTCTAAACAATTTAGTCATAGCTTCAACATGCATAGACTCATCACGGATAGAGTAAGTAACAATCTGTCCCATACCTTTCATCTTACCAAAGCGTGGGAAGTTTAACAGAATAGCAAAGCTACTGAATAATTGTAGCCCCTCTGTAAACGCTGAGTATACTGCTAGTGTTTTAGCAATGGTTCGCTTATCAGACTTAAGAGGTTTAAATGTACCCACGTAATCATGTTTGTCTGCCATCTCTTCATACTCTGAGAAAGCTTTGTATTCTATCTCAGGCATTCCAACTGTATCAAGTAACAAACTGTACGCATCTTGGTGTATAGATTCCATGTTAGCAAAAGATGACATCATCATCCTAGCTTCGGGCTTCTTAAAGATAGGCATGTACTTATCAATATATCCCGATGCTACGTCCACATCTGATTGAGTAAACAACCTAAAGATTTGTGTTAGTAAATGTTTTTCTTCTGGTGATATATCTTGCCAGTCTTTAACGTCTGTATGTAAAGGCACTGATTCTGGCATCCAATGCATTTGGTTTTGTAGTTTGTAATACTCATACATCCAAGGGTATTCAAACGGTTTGTAATAATCTCTAGTTTTTAATAAGCTCATAGTTTTTCCTTAACCCTCACAGGCTATACATTCCACATCATCTAAACGAATACGTGGTATTTTAGTGTTTACGTTCTCTACGTTTCGTGCCGCATTTGTTCTAAAGTAATACAGCGATTTTAATTTGTTCATCCCATACCAATGAACATCATTCACATACTGCATGTAGTCATTGTGTATCTCTTGTGACTCTGTGCTCTTAGGTATAGTAAAGAATAGGTTGACTGATTGTGCCTGACATATAAACTTCTGTCGTTGGTGGGCATGTTCAACAATCCATATCTGATTTATTTCATTAGCAGTTTTAAATATTTCTTTTTCTTTATCGTCTAATACATCTAGGTGCTGAACAGAACCTTCGTTAGCTATAATGTCCTTCCAGATATTTTCTAGTTCTTTACCCTTTAACCCCTTAGACTTGAAAACTTTTTCCAAATATTTATTCTTAACTTGGTAGCTTCCTGATAAAGTTTTATGAGTATAACAGTTAGCCCTATAAGGCTCAATACTAGGGGAAGTACCACTACATATAATACCACTACTAGCGTTAGGAGCAATAGCCAACAGGTTAGTGTTTCGATTGCCTGTACCATGTACGTCAGGAGCTTCTCCCCTTTGGACAGCAAGTTCTTTAGTAGCTTGCGTGGCTTTTGATTTAATATAAGTGAATGCTTTATGGTTGAACCCAGTTGCAAAGATACCTTCAAAAGGTATGTTCCTACCTTGGAGATAAGCATGAAAGCCCATCGCACCCAGTCCGATACTGCGTTCCCTATATGCCGAATACGCAGACTTAGTAAATCCTTCTTTACCTGCTCTAACATATTTCTGAAATCTTTTAAAGTTTGCACTGTAATCTCCTAACTGTGTTGTGTCTATAGCATTGTCAATATAATGTTGTAATATATTGTCAAGCATTGTTACTAAATCTTCGATGAAGTTATCATCCTTAGACCACAAATCAAAGTGCTCTAAGTTCACAGACGAGAGACAACATACTGCTGTTCGTTCTTCGTTGGTAGGTAAAGTAATCTCCGAACAAAGGTTGCTCTGTTGTATCTTTAATCCTAAATCTTTCTGTGTCTTGGGTAATGCCTCGTTACATGTGTCAATGTTAATCATGTAAGGCTCACCTGTCTCTGCTCTGGCGTGGATAATCTGCCACCATAAATCTCTAGCGTTTACTATCTTAACAGCCTCATTAGATTTAGGGTCAATCAATCTCCAGTCTTCATCTTTCTCAACAGCTTTTAAGAATGAGTTAGTAATGTTAATACCATTGTGAAGATTAAGATTCTTCCTATTGATATCACCGCCTGATTCTTTACGCATGTTAATGAACTCTTCAATCTCTGGGTGAGAGATGTCCATGTATGCGGCATAACTTCCTCGTCTTGTAGTGCCTTGATTAAAGGCTAACATCTGAGAATCAACTACATGCATGAAAGGAATTGAGCCAGTAGAACGACTGCCATGAGTAGTTGAAACACCATTGCTCCTAATATCGCCCCAATATCCACCGATGCCTCCACCAGAACTAGCGAGCCATATGTTCTCATCATAGTGAGCAGATAG